ACGCCCGAGGGCGTCGAGATCGTGAGCGTATTCGGCGGCACAATGGTCACGTCGGCCGGAGCGGCATCCAGCAGCATGAACGCGATGATGTCGCCGGCGACCTCGTAGATTGCCGCCCAGCGCGCGGCGATGTTGCCGCCCGCGGCCGTCCACACCGGGTCGGTGGTGATGTCCATCGTCACCGATGTCGTGCCCGCGAGCGTTCCGGGGCTGACCGCGATCCCGCCCGCGGTGTAGCCGTTGGCCGCGGCGTGCTCGTTGGTCACGCCGGCGAAGGTCGTAGACGCGACGCCGAGGTTCGAGGTCGACAGGAACAGCGCGATCTTGAGTGAGTCGGTATTCCACACGAACTGCCCATTGACGAACTTCGTGCGCGTGGTGTTGGTGACGGTCCATGCCCCTGCGGCCATTTAGTTCACCGTTTCTGGCCGCGTCACGCTGCGCAGCACGCGGCCGTTCGCATCGCGCTCGACTTCCATCACCGTCGTCACGGCCGGCTTGTTGCCCAGCGCCTTCGCGACCTCGACCAGGAGCGCGCCCTGGCCCTCGATAACGCGCAGCACATTGGCCTCGCTGCGCTCCATCCATTGCAGCACCGCGGGGTCGGTCTTGGCGCCGGCCTGCGCGATCTGCGCGCGCATATCCTCGAGCGCGGCCTGCGCGCCCGCGATCGCGTCGGCGACGTCGGCGCTAGGTGTCGGCTCGAGCGCCGACTTCTGATCCACGAGCCAGGCGACGAGTTCGCCGCGCGACTCCACGTCGGCCTTCTCCATGAGCGTGCTGATGGTCCGCTCGATGGTGCGGTCGGATACCTCGATCTCCTCGGCGATAGCCCGCGTCGTGAGGCCCTGGCCGACAAGCGCGACGACCTTCTGCTCGCGCGGCGTGAGCGCCTTCGGCGCGGGCGCGGGGAGCGCGGCCTGCGGGGGCGGCGGGACGAGCGTCACGGTCGCGCCTGCGGGTGCGGGTGCCAGCGGTTCGTTCGCCAGGGCGACGTCCTTGCCGCTGACCAGCGTGCCGTCGGGCTCGATGATCGTGACGCCGGCCATGAGGGTGAACACCTCGTCGTCCTTACCGGCCTTGAGGCCGACCGCGCGGCGGGCCTCTGAGCGCATTTCGATGTTCGAGCGCAGCAGGCGCTCATGCTTCTCGGCGACCTTGTTCTGGTAGTCGGCCATGATCGGCACGCGCGAGGTGTCGAAGATGAACTCCATGTCCTGCTCGAACCCGAAGTCGGGGAGCAGCTGCTCGGTGAGCTCGGCCGCGAGCAGGCGCGTGCGCGGCAGGACGCCGTTCTGCCAGGCCAGGTCGACAAGCTCGCCCATCGTCGCGCCGACCTTCGCCGTGGACAGGCCCGCGCCCAGGCCCGCGACCGCGGCGGGGATGCCCAGCACCGCCGATACGCGCTCCTCGGGGATGTCGCGCAGTTCGCCGAGCTTCATCTGCTCGGGCGAGAAGCCGTACTGCTGGATTTTCGTCGGTGCGCCCAGGACCATCGGCTCGCCGCGGCGGTCGCCGGTGAAGTCCTCCATCAGCCGGGCCTTGATTAGCTTCGCGTCGTCCTCCGTCGGCGCGGCGGCGCCGGTATCCGGCGAGACGATGATCCCCGGCACGCCCTGGTTGCGCAGCAGCGAGGCGGTCCAGCGCGCGGCCTCTTCGTCGGTGAAGATTTCGCGCAGCAGCGTGCGCAGCTTGGAGATGCCCAGCATCGGATTGAGCGGGTCCAGGCTGTCACGGAAGTGGATCAGGTCGCGCGGGCTGACGATGTCCTCCTGCGCGCCGTAGCGGATTCGGTAGTAGTCGATGAAGTACGACGAGAAGTCACGCCGGTGCGGCGTGACCATCCAGTGCGGGATGTACCACAGCTGCACCGGCAGGCCGCTGCCCGAGCGCACCTTGCGCCAGTAGGCGTTGCCGCTGATGGTGAACGACGTGAGCGTCGCCTGGATCAGCGGTATCCACGAGTAGTAGGACCGCTGGTTGCGCGCGTCATACGTCGGGTGCCGCATCAGCCGCGCGGCCGGGTGCGCGCGGTCGAGCTCGCCCAGATCGTCGGCCGGGTCGTAGTGCATCACCGCGGGGTGTGTCTGCGAGGCGGCGTTGGCGATGAACGAGATGCAGGCCTCGACCAGCGACGACGACGAGCCGTCGCCGACGTCGCCGCTGTAGCCGCGCTCGTTCGACAGGCCCGAGTGGTAGTAGTTCCAGCTTTGCCCGTTCATCGGCGAGAACGTCAGGCCCTTGCGGAACGTCTGCAGCGATCGCGTCAGGACGCCCACCTAAACCCCCGCCACCGCGCGGAAGACGCGGTAGGCGATCGCCAGGACGAGCGCGAACGCGATGATCGACGTGCACACCAGCAGGAAGCCGACGACGAGCTCGCGATCATCTCGCAGCACCACTAGCCGTCGACCGTCGGGCGCCCGTACTTGTCGATCCGCACCTCGGCGCCGCAGGTCTGGCAGGTCCAGAGCATCGACCGCTGGCGGTTGACGAACTGCATCGGCCGCCCGTTGACGATGGTCTGGTGCTTGGACTCGGCATCGCGCGGATCGGTGAGATAACCCGACTTGTGGATCAGGTCGTCCTCGGGTAGCACCATCGCGTAGCGGCGCGTCGGGTCGGCATCGGGCGGCGTCGGGATCGCGCCGGCCATGATCTTCGCGCGGTTGGGGTCGTTCGGGCAAAGCGTTGTGATGTCAACGCGCACCGGCTTGGGTGTCTCGTCGAGTTCGCGTGTCTTCGTCATGCCAGGAGCCTCCATTGCGGTTTTGTGTCTGCGGGCGCTTCCTCGTTGGCGGCTGCGTGGACCATCGCGGCGGCGGACAGCGCGTCGATGACGCGCTGCTCCTGCCCGATGGCGTCGCGCATCGATGAGGCGCGGTCGAATCGGGCGGCGCCGAAGGGCGTGACGCGCGCGATGGCGTTGAGGACGTGCTGCGCGAGCAGCCTGTCCCCGGTGTGCTTGAGCCAGCCCGAGCGCAGCGCCTCCATGAAGCGCGCGTAGTCGATCTCGGCGAAGGCGTTGGACTGTGAACGCTCAATGACCTTCGCGCCGATCTTCGTCCTGATCCACTCGGCCAGCTGCTCGGCACGCGTCGGGTCCATCACCACGGTGTGGATCGGGTTGCGCGCGTGCATTTTGAGCAGGGCGCGCTCAACTTCGTTCGGATCGAGCGAGTTGCCGTCCCGCGGCGGGACCAGGATGGCCGGCGCGCCGAGGATGCGCTCCTGCTTGGTGCGCTCCCAATATGGGACCGCCGCGGTCGTGTCCCACTTCCAGGCGACATCGAGGCCGACCCAGATCGGGATGCCTGCCGGGATCTTCTCGGCGGTGAGCGCGCCGGCCCACTCCTGCTCGGTGATCGCGGCCTTGCCGCCGCGTGTCGGCAGGTTGCAGACGAACCGCTTCCAGTGCTCGAGCGTCATCGTCGGCGAGGTCCGCTTGCGCTTGAGCATCGGGATAGTGATCCCGCTGAAGGGGTTCGCCATTTTGACCAATTTCAGGTCCTCGACGTCGCCGTCCTCGGGGACCGCGTACTCGTGCAGGACGATGTTCGCGGAGGCGTAGCGCGCGAAGTTGCCGCGGCGCGTGACGGGAACGGCCAGGTGGATCGCCTCGAGCGTCGCTTCGAACTCGCTCCCGGGCTCGCCGCGTGTCGAGATTGCCGCGATCTGGCCGCCGCGCTTCTCGAGCTTGCCCCGCCAGGTGCGGTACAGGCGCAGGTCGCGGTGGCGATGGAGCTCCTCGACGATCGCCAGCGTCGGGATGACACCGTCCCCCGTCCGGTCGTCGGCTGCGAACACCTGGATGCGGCTGTTCATCTCGGGACAGCGGATGCGGCGGTAGCCGGGCAGGCATTCGAACGTGTCGTGAAGCTCGGGCGTCCGCAGGACGATGCCCTCGGCCTGGCGGTACAGGATCTCGGCCTGCTCGCGCGAGCTCGCGCCGATGGGGACCTCACCATCCTGGCGGTGCTCGATGTGATACAGCGCGACGATCGCGGCGAGCGTCGTTTTGGTGTTGCCCTCCGGCAGGATCAGCCACGCCTCGGGCACGCCCGTGAACAGGTCCGCGACGAAATCGGTCTGGAACGCCTCGAGCGGCAGCGTTTTGCCGTTGTCGAGCACGATCGGCGCGCACCACGCGCGAAAATGCGGGAGCGTAAACGGGCCCGTGCGCGGTTTCTCTCGCGGCGAGG